TTCCGATCTTCATCAACAATACCGTTACTGTTAAGGATATTGTTGAACAGGATATCATGAAGAAAGATGAATAAGATCTCAGTTCCTTACGCAGCTTTAGGTGCTGTCTACTGTGTATTCCTCTTACTGGATACTCTTCTGGAGACTAAGGTAGTAGATGTTCTAGGGATGGAGATTACCCTAGGTACCGCTGTTATAGCTCTAGTGTATGTCTGTTCTGACTGTCTAGTAGAGGTGTATGGATTTGCTAGAGCTAGGCTGCTTATGTGGTTAGGCTTCTTGCTTCTGGCTCTCTGTTCTCTGGTTCTAAAGGGTGCTTGTTATATCCCTGCTGTAGAAGGATGGGAAGGTAATGAACATTTCAATTACCTTTATAACATGAGTCCTAGAATAGCTATAGCCTGTCTTTTAGCTTACATCTTTGGTTCCTATACCAATAACTTTGTGATGTCTAAGCTTAAGGTACTCTGGAAAGGGAAGTACTTTAAGACTAGAGCTATGCTTTCTACAGTAGCTGGTGAGAGTGTAGATGCAGTAGTAGGTACCTTTGGTATCTTTTTTGGTTTACTTCCCCTGGATCAGGTTCTACTGATTACTGTCAGTATGGCTTTCCTGAAGTGCTGTATTGAAGCTTGTGTACTTCCTGTGACTTCTAGGGTAGTGAAGTACCTGCAGAGTGAGAAGGAACTCTATGGTTCTGATGAACATGTTTCCTATAAGCTATTCTCTGTGAGACAGTAATGGAAGTCCTTTTAGTCCTTGGTTCCAAGTGTAATTTTAGGTGCTCTTACTGCTATACCCAGCTAAAAGAGAAGCCTTTCAGGGATGATATAAATGTCTTTGAAAGTAATCTAGACAAGGTATTTGAGCATATCGACTGGCATTTAGAGAGATACCCTTCAATTACGCTTACTGAATTTGGAGGGGAACCTCTTGTCTATATAGATGTCTGGGAAAAGCTCATTGAAAGGTACGTAGGGAACCCTAAGATTTCATGGAATTTCATTACTAATGGAATGCTTCTACCTAAGTGCTGGGATGTTCTAAGGGTTATCCCTAAGAATAAGCTCAGTATGAGCATTTCTTATGACTATTCTTTGCAAGATGAGACTAGACAAGCTGGTACCTATGAACCAGTGAGAGAAATCATTAAAGAGTACTCTCCCAGAGCTCGATCCTTTAAGACTGTTACAGTCTTCACTGCTGATACCCTTCCTAGGATAGGGGAGGTATTCCAAGACTACTATTCCCTGGTTCAGGAATGTCCTAGAAAATACATAGCTAGAATAAATCTAGCTAAATCTACCTTCAAAGATAGGGATGAGGTCTATACGAACCAAGAGTTGATTAAGGTTCTTACAAACATTAAGAGCTTTAATAGGCTCCATCGTGATATAGGGCTTAGAGATAATTCCTTGTTACTCTCTAGGAAGAACTATGAGAAATACAAGGGATTCCTTGGTGGATGCTATGCCATATGCCCTGATGGGAAGATTACTTGGGACTGTAATAGCTTCTTCAAAGGTTACATAGATAATCTGTATGTAGGCACTATCTTTGAAGATCCAGCTAAGGTTTATGCTGCTAGACAAGATGTTCTACAGCAGTGGAATTACCATATTGATGAGAAGTGCTATCTCTGTTCTGCTACAGCTTGTAAGTGTCCTCCGTTCTTTGGGTACGAAACTGAATCACCTGTTCATTGGGGTAGCATACCCAAACCAGAGCAGGGATATTATTGCAAGGCGACAAAGTTTATAAGCCAGTTTATATATGCCTAGCTTAGTTAAACAAGATCTAGACCTATGGTTAGACCAAGTAAGATATGGGTTCTTAAATAGCTCTGAGTATCATCCTACAGACTTTGCTCTTAACTTCATGAACTTCATTAAGCTAGTTAATGGAGAATCTGGTGAGAGTAATAAGACACCTCCTGTCCATCTTAAGATGATGGATAAGCTTACTTCTGGTTCCAAGAGAATAGTTAATCTATGCTTCCGAGGTAGTGGTAAGACTACTATCTTTATGGAGTATCTCACTCTTTATCTAGCAGTGTTCCATGAGATACCTGGATTTGGAGCAGTAGATGGAATGATCTATGTATCAGACTCAATGGAGAATGGTGCTAAGAATGCACGTAAGAATATTGAGTTTAGATACGAGAGAAGTGAGTTCCTTCAGAAGTACATCACAGAAGCTAAGTTTACAGATGCTTATCTAGAGTTCACCAATCTTAAAGGTGAGAAGATGGGTGTTAAGCTGTATGGTGCTACCACTGGTCTACGTGGTACTAAGATTTTTGGTAAAAGACCTGTACTAGCTATCCTTGATGACTTGATTAGCGATGAAGCATCTAAGTCTAAGACAGTGATGCAACTCATTAAGGATACAGTTTATAAGGGTGTTAACTATGCCTTAGATCCTACTAGACAGAAGATCATCTTTAATGGTACTCCCTTCAATAAGGAAGATATCATCATTGAAGCTGTAGAGTCTGGTGAGTGGGATGTAAACGTATGGCCTGTATGTGAGAGATTCCCTTGTAGTAGAGAAGAGTTTCAGGGAGCATGGGAAGATAGATTCAACTATGACTATGTGAATGATCAGTATAAGACTGCTTTAGGTACTGGTAAGCTAGCTGCTTTCTATCAAGAATTAATGCTTAGGATCTCTTCTGATGATGAAAGGTTGGTACAGGATTCTGAGATTAAGTGGTATGACAGGAGTAATCTATTAAGGAATAAGGACTTCTATAACTTCTACATTACTACTGACTTTGCTACTTCAGGCAAGCAGACAGCTGACTACTCAGTGATTAGTGTATGGGCTTATAACAGTAATAAGGACTGGTACTGGGTAGATGGTATCTGTGAGAAGCAGTCTATGGATAAGAACATAGATGCTTTATTTAGACTGGTTCAGTTGTATAAGCCTCAGAGTGTAGGGGTAGAGATTACAGGTCAGCAGAAGGGATTTATCTCCTGGCTCCAGAGGGAGATGCAGACAAGGAATATCTGGTTTAACTTTGCTAGTGATAAGACAGAACCAGGTATTAGACCTTCTATGGATAAGCTGAGTAGATTTAACCTGGTAGTTCCCTGGTTCAAGGCAGGAAAGATTTATTGGCCTGAACAAATGAAGTCATCTATCATTATGGGAACGTTTATGCAGCAATTGAAACTTACTACTATTAATGGGATTAAGGGACATGATGACTGCATAGATACTATTTCAATGTTGGCTTATCTTAAGCCTTGGGAGCCAATGGCTAGTCAACCTAAGATTATTCTTCCAGAAGATGATATCTTTGATGAAGAGTATGTAGAGCCTACATATGCAAGAGATAGCTATATAGTATGAATTTACAAGAATGCTTAGATACCCTAGCTAGGGGTAAATTATCTAACCTGTCTCTTTGTAGTGGAGGTAAGGTTAATGAGAAGTCTATCCCTGAGGTAGTAGATGCTATCAATGAAGGGTTAAGAAGAATCTACACTACTCTTACTATTAAAGAGAAGAGTGTGATTCTTGAGTTGACTGAATCTCGTACTGATTATGAGATTACCTCTGAGCATTCTTTAAGGAAGTGGGATGAGAAGGATTTCTTCTCTCCTTATAAATACTATATAAGGGATACTGAGAAGGATCCTTTTGTAGATGATATTCTGGTTATTCTAGAGGTATGGGATGATCTAGGTAGGAAGAGACCTATCAATGACCCAGATGATCCTCTAGCTGTATTCATAGCTCAACCAGATAGATTGAGTACTAATTTTACTAGAGAAGGAAGAGTACTTAATGTTATTTATAGAGCCAAGCATTTAGATTTGGTAGCTACTGAGCTTAGTACTAGAATACAGTTACCTGAAAATTTATATGGTGCTCTATTTAGTTATGTAGCTTATTTGCTTACTGGTAGAATGAATACCCAAGAAGCTACAGCTAATAGTGCTAGATATTTAGCAGAGTACCAGAGTATTATCAATGAAATTACTATGAGCTCAACCTTGAATCCTGATAAGGTAGTCTCAGATTTTAAGTTTGTTAAAAGAGGTTGGGTATGATCAATAATAAGATTGGCTATCCTCAAGCTACAGTTAATACTCTGCTAGATGAATCATATCTAGTAGTTAAAACTGTTTATCAAGAACTTGATAAAGTAGTTGATGTAGCTGATCACCTGGATACTATTAGTTCATTAGCTGAACATCTGGAAGAGATTGAGAATGTCCAGACTGCTGCTGATAGGGTTAATAGAGTTTGGGAATCTATCGATAATGTCGATAGGGTTACAGAAAGCATTGGTAATGTAGATACTGTAGCAGGTGCTACTGCAGAAATTGCTACAGTAGCTGGTGTATCTGATAAGGTAGTTCTTCTCTCTAAGAATATAGCTGAAATAATAGTAGCTGCTAATGAAGTAGATAACATTGCTATTGTTGTTCAGAACAAAGATAACATCAAGACAGTAGTTGAAAATATTGATGCTATCAAGGGAGCAGAGAAGAATGCTAAGGATTCACTAGCGTATTCTCAGAGAGCTCAGACTTCTGCTGAGGATGCAGCTGATTCAGCTACTTTAGCTGAACAGTGGGCTACTAAAGACTCTACTCCTGTTAAAGGTACTGGGTATTCAGCTAAGTACTATGCTGAGTACACAGAGAAGATTGCTAAAGCTAACAGAGAGTCTTTAGATGGTGTTTTAGCAGCTCAAAAGAATGAGCTTACAGCTGTCACTATTGAAGCTAAGGGTGAGATTGAATCTGCTGTAGCTGACTCAGAAGCTGTTATTACTGCTACAGCTAATAAGGCTGTATCGGATATCAAGAGTACTGCTTCTACAGCTACTACCGATATCACAAATAAAGCTTCTTCAGCTATCAATGATGTCACTAAGACAGCTACTACTGCTACCACTGAGCTGAAGAATACAGCTAATAGTGCTACAGATACTTTTACAACACTTTCTAATGAGACTCTAGCTGAAATTCAGGGTACTGCTTCTCAAGCTACTACAGCTA